CCCATGTGTACGATATTCCGCAATTTCACTCTCTGGTGCGGGTGGTGGTGGTGTCATACTTTCATCAGGCATTGGTGGTGGTGGCATTTGTTCACCTTCCATTCCTCCTTCTTCTCCACCCATTTCAGGCATTTCTTCACCATCTTCCTCACCACCTTCAAATTTGGCCATAATTTCATCCATATCATCATCTTCAAGTGTTGATAAATCTAAAGCAGAAAGAACTGAGTTAATAACATATTTCGTATCTTGTGATGTCATTTCGTTGTCTTCATTAGACAAGAATGTTCTAATTTTTTGTGCTAATCTACCAGTTACTTTTTGAATTGTTTTAAATGTAACATCCTCATCATCATCGTCATCGTCCCCCATATCCATCGGTTCTTCAGGTTCAGGCATTGGTTCTTCTGGCATAGGCGGCATATCACCTTCAGGTGCTGGAGGCATATCAGTAGGTGCTGGAGCGGGAGCTGGTGCTGGCACAGGAGGTGGGGCTGTAGGAGGAGCTTGTTCGTCCATTTCCAAATAATATTCCATTTGCTCATCACTTTCAACAAACAATGAAAGATTTTTAGTTTGACCCTCATTTATATTTACCTCTTTTGTTATTAAATTCAAACGTTTTAATGCTTGAGAATATGAAGGATAAAATTTTCTATTTTTGATTGGTTCAATATATTCGGCAGTTGATTCGTAAAGTCCTTTTTTAATTACATATCCAGTTCTTTCTTTAACAATGTGATAAGTATTTCCATCAGCCAAGGTCTTTCTATATTCATTAGATGAAACTTCATTAATTGGTTTTGGCGTATTAAGATTATATTGAGATATCTCAATCATCCTTCTTATTTTATCCATCCCTTCTAATTTCTCACTACCAATAGGTCTTAGTTTTCCCATAATTTTTTTTGTTTTTATAATATAAATATATTGAAATAATCAATTCTTTTCTTTTTCATCTAAAGAAAGTTTTTTATCAATCATTTTAACTGGTACATTATATAATTTTTCAATATAACCATTTCTCCTCAAAACTTTAAACACCAAATTTTCTAACCCTAACTCACCTGATTTATCCAATCCACTCTTACGATATTTTTTTAACTTGTCTTTAATTACCTTCACACCACTATTAATTTCATCAATACTCTCACCTTGTAAGTTTTTAATTAAAGTGTCAATTAAACGCATCCACCTTTTTGAGTTTTTAATAATTTCAGTTTTACTAGTTTTTAAATTTTCTTTTGATGGTTTTTTAATCCACTCATCTCTCATAACCGAATACACACCACCACTAATACCCTCGGCATCAACCCCTTCAACATAAAGTTCAACATCATACCCAAACATTTTTAATTCTCTTTTTTGGTTAAAAACAATTTTTTTTAAATCAAAAAATTCCATATATAAATCTTTAAGTTCTTTTGGGAATTGACTGTAATCAACTGTGATGTGTAAATCAACATCAGAGTATTTTGACCAATTGTAATTAGCTATTGATCCAGTAATAATAATATCGTCAATAACCACTTCCATTCCAAATGAATCAATAAATTGATATGCGATTTCCAAAAGATTTCTTCTAACCGATGGATTAAGTTTTGTGCCATCATCAACCCACATTTTTGGGTTTAATGTTTTTTGTGTATTAAAACTAGATATTACATTTTTTAATGATTCCATAATACATAAATATATTCTCACAATCGTTTATATTGAAATGATTTTGCAATTTTTGAATTGAAAAATTTTCCTTGTGATTCGGACATTCTAAATTGGGTGTATAGTTGATGAGGAACATTCTCGTACAAATATCTGAGTCCGTTGTTAAATTCCACAACTAACTCTTTTGATTCTGTATCAAATTCAGTTCTTCTTATATTACTTGACTGAATTTCATTAATAATTTTTGTTCCATTAATTTCTTCTCTTAAAATTCCCATAGTGTTAATATTTAAAAACCCCCATTGAGTTGGGGGTTAGGTTTAGTTAATTTTTTTTAGTTCATCACGGATTTCAATTGCTCGTTCAAAGTTTTGTTCTTGGATTACCTTTTCCAATTCTTTTTGGAGGTCAGCTACTTTTGATTTGTTTTTGGTTAGATTTTTAATCTCATCCCTTAAGATTGTCGCACGTTCAAAGTCTTGTTCTTTAATACATTCATCAAGTTCTTTTTGAAGGGCATTCACCACTTTTTGATGAGGATATTCATTTGATTTTTTGAAATCTGATTCTGGGTTAAAAAAAATAATTGACGTGAATATACCATCTTTAGGTGTCTTCATAATTTTTTTAAAATTACTGACATTATCAGTTAAATCAATTTTATCAAAAAAACTACCTAATGGTTTTTCCCCAAATAAGTCTTTTAAAATTTCTTCAAATCTTTTACTAAATTCTTTGTTTGACATATATTATTATTTAATAAGTTTATTATATACTCTAATACACTAATTATATACCAAAAAAATCAAAAAACAAATAATTGGGCAATATATTTTTAATCTATGACAATTTGTCATCATTGTTGAAAATGTAAAATAAAAGGCTATAATTGAATAAAAAAACTTATGATAGATTCAAAAGACGGAGACTACTCAAACAAGGGCAAAGGGGACACACCAGTGTTAAATAACTTTGCAAAAGATTTAATCAAACTTGCCGAAGAAGGAAAATTAGATCCGGTGGTAGGTAGAGATAGAGAAATAACTAGAATTGCACAAATTCTTTCAAGAAGAAAAAAGAATAACCCAATTATCATCGGAGAACCTGGTTGCGGTAAAACGGCTATAGTAGAGGGTCTTGCCCTTAAAATATTAAATGGAGAATGTCCAAGAAATCTAATGGACAAAAGAATTATGTCCCTAGATATGACATCCATTGTCGCTGGAACAAAATATAGAGGACAATTTGAAGAAAGAATGAAAATCATTATTGATGAACTTCAAAATGCTCCAAATATAATTCTATTCATTGATGAAATCCACCAAATAGTTGGTGCTGGAAATTCATCAGGGTCATTAGATGCCTCCAACATATTCAAACCAGCATTAGCAAGAGGGGAAATCCAATGTATTGGTGCGACAACCCTAGATGAATATAGAAAGAACTTTGAAAAAGATGGGGCATTAGAAAGAAGATTCCAAAAAGTAATTGTTGACCCCTCAACAAAAAAAGAAACGTTAAATATCTTAACAAACACTAAAGACAAATATGAAAATTATCATAAAGTAACTTATAGCGATGAAGTCCTAAAACTTTGTGTTGATTTGGCGGAACGATATATCACAGATAGAGAATTTCCTGACAAAGCCTTTGACATTATTGATGAAGTTGGTGCAAGAAGTCAAGTTGATACTAAGATGCCACAAATTATTGAAGATTTGAAACAGAAAGCTCAAGATATCAAACAACAAAAGATTGAAGTTGTTAAAAGTCAAAATTATGAATTGGCGGCTGATTTAAGAGATAAGGAAACTAAAATATTGGATAAACTAGATGAAGAAAAGAAAAAATTTGAATCCGATTTGTTAAACGAAAAGAAAGAAATTTCCGTTGAGCTAGTATATGAGGTTGTGTCCAATATGACAAAAATACCAATATCAAAAATGAATTCAGATGAAACCAATAAACTATCAACATTGGGTGATAATTTATCATCAAAAGTTATTGGTCAATCCGACGCTGTAATGAAAATCGCCAAAGCTATCAGAAGAAATAGATTGGGGATTAAAGACCCCAATAAACCAATTGGTTCATTCATATTCTTAGGTTCAACTGGGGTGGGTAAGTGTATTAGTGGAGATACGGAAATAATTGTTAGAAATAAAATAACTGGTGAAATAAAAACAATAAAAATAGAAAATATCATTACCGATACACAATGGAGAGTATAAAATAGAAAAAGAAAATGGTGGCGTGTGGTTATATGATTTTACCGATTTGAAAAATAAAAAAATTATTGAATACAATGGGGATGATTATCACGGTAACCCAAATAAATATAATGCTTCGGATTATCCAAACCCATTTAGAAAAAACATTACAGCACAAGAAATGTGGGAGAAAGACGAAAAGAAATTATTTCAAGCAAATAAACAAGGTTTTGAAATATTAGTTATATGGGATTCAGAATATAGATGGGGTAATAAACAAGAAATTATAAATAAATGTATAAATTTTTTAACTAAATAAGATGAATAAATTAGAAGAAATAAGGAATTTAATTGAAAACTCAGATAATGTTTTTTTATTAGATAGACATGAATTAGAGTCATTAAAAAAGATAACCAAAACGACTAAAATAACCGAATACGAAGTTTTAACTGATGATGGGTTTATTGATATTGAGGCATTACATGAAACAATCCCTTATGAGGTGTATCATTTAAAATTATCTGATGGTAAAGAACTTAAATGTGCGGATAATCATATTGTATTTGTTACCGAATATTATGAAATTACTTTTGAACCAATTGGTTTAACTGAAATCTTTGTTAAAGATTTAAATATTGGTTCGTTTGTTATGGTATCTGATAATAACGGCAATTTAATTGAATCTGAGGTGTTAGAAATAACTAATTTAGGTTATAAGGAAATTATGTATGATCTTGAATTGAATGAAAATTCTAATAGGAGATATTATACTAACGGTATTTTGTCACACAATACATATTTAGCCAAACAATTAGCCAAAGAAATATTTGGTAGTGAAGAAAATCTAATCAGAGTTGATATGTCAGAATACCAAGAAAAACATTCAATATCTAGATTGATTGGGGCCCCTCCAGGTTATGTTGGTTATGATGAGGGAGGACAATTAACCGAATTGGTTAAAAACAAACCATATTCTGTAATTCTATTTGATGAAATTGAAAAGGCAAATAAGGATGTATTTTCAACCTTACTCCAAGTATTGGATGAAGGTCATTTAACCGATGGCTTAGGAAGAAAAATCAATTTTAAAAATTGTATTATCATTATGACATCAAATTTGGGGGTTAAGAAATTCCAAGAATTCGGAACTGGAGTTGGATTCAAAACCACAACAAATTCTTATATTGAAGAAGAACAAAAAAGGGACATGTTGAAAAAAGAACTTAAGAAATTCTTTGCTCCAGAATTCTTAAACCGAATAGATGAAGTTATTGTATTCAATACCCTAAAAGAAGAAGAAGTTAAACAAATTGTTAAACTTGAAATTGACAAATTGATAAACAGATTAAATGGTTTGAAATATAATATTACTTGTGATGAAAAAGTATTGGAATTGATATCCAAAGTTGGGTTTGATGAAACATATGGTGCAAGGCCAATAAAACGAGCCATACAAGACCAAATTGAGGATTTCATATCTGAGGAAGTCTTGAATGGGAAAATAGTTGAGAACGAGAAATATGAACTTACAGTGGAAGAAGAAAAAGTGGTGTTAATGACACCAAAGAAGAATAAAAAGAAAAAAGGGACTGAATAGTCCCTTTTTTTAATATCTTCTATATCTTCGTTCTGATATATCACTTGGAGGTTCTATAGGTTGAGGTAGCTTATTTTGAGTAGTATTTAGGGGGTTTGGTTCGTTTAATCCACGAGTTGAGGTTCAGAATAAGTGTTTACACCTTTTAATCTTTGAGTCGCAATATCATCTATATTATTTATATGTTCAGAGTATTCTTTGAAATTTTTTAACGCCTTTTCAATTTCAAAAATTAATTGTCCTTTTTTTTCTTGTGGCATAGTTGACGCAGATACTTTATTTTTTAAATCAGTTAATTTGTTCATGATTTTATGATTAGGGGCGTCTAAATTTTTTAATTGTTTAGCAATATTTTTTAAAGTATTTAAATACCTAAAAAAATCATAACCCTCTCCCCTCCAAACACCTTTCAATCCTTGGTAAATGTTACTAATTCCATCAAAAATACCTTCCTCAATTTCAATTTTTTCTTCTTGTATTATTCTTTTACTGATTCTATATAAATCAGATTCTGTTAAATAAACTATTTTTTTCATTTTTGAATTTTAATAATAAATATCATCAAAAAATGATTTTCCTTTTTTCATCATTTTTTTGTTCGTGTTTCTTATAACCCAAATCACTAATCATATTCTTTACAATTTCCAATGTGTTATAAACATCCTCAACAATAACATACTCATGTTTGGTGTGATAGTTATAATAACCAACAGCAAAGTTGATACAAGCAAAATCAAATTTATTCTTTAACGCATATACATCCGTATAAGGGTGGGATTGATATTTGTTTCTGTTGTTAAATCCCTCTGTTAATACCTTGTCACATTTTTTAAAGAATTCAGATTCCTTATCAAATAATTTTGTACCCATACAATATTCACTAACCATCCAGTTACCTGGGGCATCACATTGAATAACATAACCAACATTGGAAAAGAAATTCTTATCGGCATTTTTTGATCCGTGACAACCAGTTTCCTCAGATACAAATAACGCAACCTTGACATTGGGAAGAAGTCTCAACATCTCCAAACAAATATATACCCCACATTTATCATCCCCACCAATACCAGTTGGTTGGTTTGAATCATTAAACGCCTTATAAGCCAATTTCATTTCATTTTGGTCATTGGGTAACATCATCTCTTTAATATTGATTGTATCCAATTCGTGTACCGTGTCCGTATGTGCGACAACACAAGGGAAATATTCAACTTCACCTATTTGTTTTGTTGCATAGATATTTCCCATATCATCAACAAAATGGGGGATGTCATTTTCAACCAACCACTTGGTTAAAAATTCAATCATTAAATCCTCCTTGTATGTTTTGGTAGGTACAGACAAAACCTTTTTTAGTAATTCGTAATCTTGTTTCATATTACAAAATTACAAAAGTTTTTTTAATTTCCTAACTAATCGTTCAAAAAGTTCTCCACTTGAGATATAATTTTTAAATTCATCAATGCTATATGACCTTTTTTCAGTAGTACCTTTATCAAAATGAGATAAGGTAATTCGTAGTGTATCTTTATCAATATCTATAATTTTGAATGATTTTGAGTTGTCTGTTGGTAGGGGATAATCATTATTAAGGTCATATCCTAATTTGCTCAACTCATCATAAATTTTACCAATATTGTTAATATATTTTTCAGGATTTTCTTCAATCTCTTCTAGAATTTCTTCCAACTTATCTTTAGCATATTCTTTAAATTTATTGTAATCCATATTGTCGGTAGCATAAATTCTTTCATAATAATTTCCAAATTCTCCAAAAGTTTTTCCAAGTTTCCTAAAAACTGTTTTATCTTCTTTACTTGTACTAACTAATGGGATTGTTTTATCCTCAACTCTATCATATAAAGATAATAGAATATTGACTGAGGTAAGATAGTTATTAAATGGGGTTTCATCTTCCCTGTATATTCCATATCTTTGGAAGATGTCCGTAAAATCTTCAACAATTTCTTTTTTAAGTGATTCTATTACACCTTCATTTTTGAGTTCAAAATAATTTGTAATAATACTATCAATTGGATAATAAAATGTTTTATATAAAAAGTTTGAAGCTTCCTCATAGAATTCATTTGAGTCTTGATTTTTTCTTAATAAATCTGGATGTGTGTATTTTAATATTTTTTTAACCAATTCCATATTAGTGTCGTTAAAACCCATCATAATATAACCTTCATTCCATTCATAAGGATCTTCGCTAAAAAACATACCATCATAATAAGAACTTTCACCTAATGCCATATCTAGATAATTTCGGTCTTCATCATTTTCAAATCTAAATGTGTTGAAATACTCATCGTGAGTAAAATTAAGAACAACCATACTTTTGCTTGGGTTTTTCTCATTATATTCAATATCCCATAAAAACTTATCAGTAAGATTTCTTAAATCATATCTATCATATTTTTTCCCAAATTTTATCATCATTAACATTCCATATGTGGTATTATCACTTCCAGTTAACTCAATAATTTCTTTAGCTATTTGGGGATATTCATTAATAACCTTATCAAACAAATAAGTTTTACCATCAAATCCCTCAATATAAAAAGCGCCATACCTTGGTTCTTGTAACCAAAAACCTAACTTATCACCTTTTGATAAAACAAGATAATTTTTTTTGTCATTATGTTGATATTGTCTACTGATTTCTTGTGGGGCATAATATTCCATAGAAACCCTTTTAAATATTTGTAATAACAATACCGAGTCATCTTCAAATAATATCTCAATACCTTCGTCCGCAATTTCTTTAGGTGATTTATTTTCATCATCATCCTGTTCATATATCCTACGCAGTTTCTTTGGCGTCATAAAAATTTTTCTTTATAAATACTTTCCAATATTGGTTTTGTCAATAATTATATTTATACTTGAGTATAGTTATTTGAAAATATGGGGATAAATTGGCATCGATCGACATTGTTGGTTATTAGGGGCATGTCAGACCTGAACTAAGTCTGTTAAACTGGTTTAAAACACAGATGGCAACATCTTTGACAAACTTTCTGCTGTCGGTTTAATCCGTTCAGAAGAAACGGTAGTAGCCTAGTTAATAGGTCATTACTTTCGAGTCGGGGTACATTCACTCAGGAACAGGAGTACTATAGGGTTGTCTAACTAATTCTCATCCCTAAAAATGAATTGGCCGATTTTGTTGATTTTGGGGGATATAAAAATCAAGTAGTTCGGAACATTGCGAATAATGTTGTCCTAAACATGTAGTCCTTAATAGTTAAGATGGGCGACACCGGGGTTCGATTCCCCGTATCTCCACATCGGAAGTTTTTGTTCTTATCATATATTTATATAATAAAAGAATATATGATGAGAGCAGAAAATAGAAAATACCACTATCTTTATAAAATAACTTGTAAAAAAACCCATAGATTTTATATTGGTATACATTCTACTGATAATTTAAACGATCGTTATTTTGGAAGTGGTAAAAGATTATGGAATTCCATAAACTATCACGGCCAAGAAAACCACACTAAAGAAATTTTAGAATTTTTTTCAAGCAGAAAAATTTTATTGGAAAAAGAAAAAGAAATAGTTAATAAAGAATTATTATTAGATAATTTGTGTATGAATTTGGTAGTTGGAGGTGAGTCAGGTGGGTTCATTGATGAAAAACATTTTTTAAATTTCCAACGTAAAGGTTCTGAACTTGGAAAAAAGATTTTCATAGAAAAATTAAAGAATGATGAAGAATTCCGTAAAAAACATTCAGAAACAATGTCCAAATCAGGAAAAAAAAGACATCTTGAGGGGAAATTAAAAAACTTCACTTATGATTGGACAGGCAAAAAACACTCAGAGGAGTCAAAAAAGAAAATGTCTATGATAAAAAAAAATGTAGGTTTAGGTGAAACAAATTCACAATTTGGTACAATTTGGATTACAAAAGATAATCAAAATAAAAAAATTAAAAAAGACGGTTTATCTACTTTTTTAAACGAAGGGTGGGTAAAAGGCAGAATTATCAATAAATAAATAAACCCCACCTATTAAGATGGGGTTTTATTATTTAGAAAAACCCAATTTGTTTCTTTATTTCATTTTCATAATTGGTAATAGTTTGATTTAGTTTTTCAAATAATTGATTCTCAATTAATTTTGGATTTCTAAATTTATTCCCAATACGAAACAAAAGGTCTTCCAGATATTTTTCAAACACTTGTTGATTTGTTATGTTAGTTTCTTTGTGTTTATTTAGAATTGTTTTTAAAGAATTAGCATTAATTTTTAAATTTCTATGATTATAACAATATTCTCCTTTATCTCCAAATTTAACTAACACATCCGCAACGCCACAACGTCCGGAACTATCTGACACCTTATCAATAGCAATTATTGTACCTCTATCACCTTTATTAATACCACCTTTTGGTCCACCCCATTTTTCAGGATATCCTTTGTCATCACTAACCTCAACTTCAACACCAACTAAACTTTCTATCTTTTTATCATAATCATCATATATTTCAAATCCCACTCATTCTTCGTCATTCTCTATTATAACTCTTTTCACTAAACGAGTTAAATCTCTTTCTGTTAATCTTACTATCTTCTTCATTGTTTTTTTTTGATTATTTATTTACATAATAAATATTACATAAAATAAAAAACCCCTCTTTATCGGAGGGGTTTTTTGTTATAACACTTCTTTTTGATTTAGTGACTTATCAATTCGTTTGTCTGTATATCTAATTGAATCGTCATACCTATCATTAATAATCCTCAATAGTTCATCAAATCTTTTGATTTCGTATTGTTCCATTTTATTGAACCTTTCATCCATTGTTCTAACAAGTTCATTGGTGTTTAACCTTGAATTTTCTTCAATTGTTTCAAACCTACGAAATACGGATTCAAATTCACGTCTGTAATCATTTCTGGTGTCATCAAAACTGCGATAAATGCCCTCAAATTGTCGTTGAACATTGTCAAACTCAAATCTGTAGTTTTGTTTTATGTCAACAATTTGACGTTGGATTTTACTGACTCTAAACAGACCCCAAACAATAACTCCAATAAAAGTTAGAGCAACCATCGTGAGCATACCTAAAGCAAAATAAGTAATTGCCATAATAATAAATTATTTAAATTTTTATGTCCGAAGACATAAAAATAATAAACAACTTATTTTAATAGTAAAAGCATAAAAGATGTAAATCCAAATGTAATACCACCAATTGCCAATCCGGTCAATAACCTATTCCTATTTCTAGCTTTTCTAAATTCCTTTGACATATCACCAATAATGTCCTTTTGGAGTTTATCAATATTCTCATAGCTACTAATAACCTTGTCCTTGGAATTATTTTCCTTTTTCAGCATATCAGATATTTCTGATGATTGTTTTATCGCTGTTTGGTACTTCTCTTGTATTAAAAGAAATGAATCAACAACTTCCATACAATCATTTAGTTTTTTGGTTGTATTGACCAAAGAATCGTACTGGATGGTAATCTCTTCAACCATTGTCCTATTCATTGTGAATAAGGTATCCCCATTCATCACAACAAGATTTATCATTGGGGGGATGGTATCATTTTGTTCCAAATCTCTTGCGTAACTCAATGAGAAGTTCATCATTAGAACTATTACGAATAGAATCAATCTTAACATTGTTTTGAATTTTTAATTGGTTTAGTTTGTATGACAAATTTGATTCACTTCGTTTAATATCAGTTGTCAATACATTAAGTTGGAGCTCCATATTTTTTCTCTCCGTTCTAATACTACTAATTTCCTTAAACAATGAATCAATGGTCTTTCTTTCTTGTTCAATAATCATCTTTTGGTTCTTATTGTTTTCTACATGATTTAATCTCATCATATATCCCAATACAATACCTAAAAGTAAAATTGATGCAACAATAATTAGGGTGTGTTTCCAGTTCATATCTTTTTATTTATAAGTATAATTTTAACTAAAAAAAATTCAAATATATTTGACTTATTTAGACTAGTTGCGTATTTATTTGTTGATTAATAATCAAAATTAAATAAAAAAAAATCTTAAAAATGAAAAACACTATTTTTGGAATCGCATTGGTACTTGGTACTATTTTTACTTCTTGTGGTACTGCCACTAAAACAGAAGAAACTAAAACAACTGAAGACTCTACTAAAGTTGAAACAACTACAGTAACAACTCCATCTGTTGATTCTGCTAAAGTTGAAGTAAAAAAACCTGAAGGTAAATAATAGAACTTAGGTTAAAAGTAAAATCCCCACTCTTAATTGAAATGGGGATTTTTTTATTTTAATAATCGTTTCATTCTTTTTATTTCTTCATTTAATTCTTCCTCTTTTTTCTTTTTTTTAAATGTAAATGCTTTATTGACAATATCTAAAGGAGTTAATAATAATGAACCAAACAAATCTGGAATATCATCTAGTTTTCTGTTAAAATCCCACTTCTTTTTATCTTTGTCATCCACAACATTTTTGTTTGGATCTTCCTTTTTTGGTTCTTTTTTTAACCCTTCTTTTTCTTTTTCCGATTCTTTCTCTTTTTTTAATCCTTCTTTTTCTGGTTCTTTTTCAATTTTACCAATAAAAAAAGGTTCAATTTTTATAGTATCTCTATTAGAGTCTTTAACCTGATATGTGACATTGTTCCCCCCACAGTGTCCTACAATATCCCCTTGTTTAACTTCCGTATTGTTTCCAACAAAAATATTACGATTCACGCCACAAATTTCTGAATATATTATTTTTTTATCAATTAAATGTGCAATTTGAACAAAACCATCACATTTAGATTTATCAGTGTCATATATAACTCCATCATAAGGTGCTATAATTGTATCTGTAGTATCCGCTTGATATATATATTTTTTTGGACTCTCATCAATTAATTTTCCATATTTTATTGGTTTTATAAATTTCATAACTTCATTATTTGTTTCATTCTTATTATTTGTTCTTGTAGAATCTTATTATTTAATATTGACTCGGTTTTAACTTTGGCTGCAGTAGTAGTTGTAGTATTACCACTGCTTGATGCTACTTGGCTGGCCAATGTAGAATAAACCTTTGCTTCTATGTCAGCTTTAAGTTTCGCCTCATCAGTTGACCCTTTATCATCTAAAGTAACTTTTTCACTTGACGTTGTTGCACCTGGGGTATTGTTAGGGGGACCCTCCTTTACCCAAGCAATTTTAATATGTCGATCATTACCGCTAATAAGTTCTTTCGTTATATTTTTTGCATTCCATGCGGTACTAACTAAATCTCTTAATTCATTTGGGCAGGTTTCTGTTTTTAATTCCGCCGTTTTTCCATTAGTATCTGCTGGTAATTTAGGTGATAATGTTAATTTACATCCGCTATTATTTTTTTCCCAATAGGTAAAAATTGATGATAAATAGTCAGAAAACGCATCAAAATATTGATCTAGTGGTTTAGTTATTGTAACACCATTACTAGATTTATAATTTATTTCTTTCATAATATTTTAATAATAAATATTGATATATACAAAAAAAGGTGCGAGATAACCCACACCTTTTAAATTTTACACCAACCCAAACAAACTTTACCAAAAGTTATTTTTTGAATTAATTTACAAAGAATCTGTTTCATAATGTTTTTCTTTATAAATATCTAAGTCACTAAATTTAAGACCCCACATTAGACTTACCATAGCCATTTGTCTTTTAGCATAAGTCTCAGTGAGATTCAGTTTCTTTTGAAGTTCTTTTATACCCCACTCTTGCCATTTGTCGTTTTGTTTCTCAGTCATAGTGTATTCCTGATACCAAGCATCTTTTCTATCCTTGATGTCATCATAAGTTACCTTGTGACCTGATATTTTAAACATCTTGTTTATTGCATCAACAACAAACTTTTCTTTTTTCTGTTCATATGAAAGTCTCTTTCCCATAGTGATAATTATTTTTCGTTTAACAAAAATTGGTTTGATATAACTTTGAATGATATTTTTCTATCGTATGATCTTATAACGATTCCTTCTCTATCAAAGTTCCCATTAAGTTCAGATTTTTTATCTGCCAGTACAAGTAATTCATCAATTGTATTTGGTAGTTCAAAATTGTAATCCAACACTGGAACAGGTTTCAAACCCAATTCTTCCATTAAGATTAGAAATTTTGTGAATGGGATATTTTTTTGTTCATCAATATTGAACACATTGAAGAATCTAACTGTCTGACCTTTTATCTTGTATGGATTGGATTGCACCCCCTCACCTATAAGCTCACCCTGAATACAGATATTATAACCCAATTTGGATAAAGAATCCTCTAAGTTCAATTCTCTTGCAACTTTCCAAAAGGTGTTACCCTCACTATCCAAAAGCTCAAGATTTCTTGAACAAATCCCAAATTCACCATCTTTAAGGTAGAATGTTGCACTAGTCCCATCCAACTTTTCTGTAACATAGAAATCCTTACCATAATTCTTAATTTCTTCATACTTGTCAGATAGGTTTTGAATTCTTTCTTCATCTGTCTTACGAATAAAAGATGGGAATTGTCCTTTAACCTTACCAGCGAGCTCAGCAGGAATTGGGTGTTCATATTTAACAATACCCAACATTTCAGTAACATCTTTTCCCTCACTAACCAATTCACCCAAAGGTAAAATATGAATAGGTAGTATTAAACCTTGACTCAATTGTTCACGAAGTCTGATTGTCCTCAATCTAAATCCTTCTGATCCATCAGACATTTTCTTGTAAGATGTTTTTCTCAAGAATTCAAATTCTTCCTTTATAGGTAAGAATGAATCTATTTCACAATAGATACAGAAGTCACCAACTTTGTATTCCCCTTTCTTAGATACAACATCCCAGTTGTTTATTCTAACAACTTCAATCATATCAGCACCAGGTATTGGTTTGACTTCTTTTACAATTTGTATGCTTGCTAATTTCCTTTCCATTTTAACAAAAATCATTATTTGGTGAAACTCTTAATCCGTCAATATATGTCTCCTGATGTTCAAAATCATAATGATATTGTCTTGGATGTTCTTGACGATATTTTTTCATATCAAATCCATTAGGTTGTCCCCATTCAAGTGACATAGTTATAAACTCATCAAAACCAATTTCAGTTCCATATTCATCAACTATTCTTCCTGATTTTATGAAATTAAATAATTCTTCTTTGTTTGAGTAATATTTGTTATCATGAAAATTCCATAAGAATTTCCAACCGCTACTTCTTTTACCTAAATGGATTGAAGTGTTTTTGGTAAATTCATCCCAATAAGAAATTTGTTCAAATGTTTCACCGACTATTTTAAAATTAAATATTATTGAGGATGGAGATATGTCCAAATTTTTAATATCCTCAATAAGTTTAGATTTCTTTTCATCCATTTCTCGGACACTAGGAATTCTATAGTAATTTGTTCCCATTTTAATTTGTTTTTAATGACCAATCAATTTCCCAATCTCGTTGGGTTTTACCAAATCTTGTATCAAAATAAATTCCTACCATCTTACATAGATCTTCCATATCCTTAATTTTTTGAACGTCAGTTTCGTTTTCTAAATTAAAAGAGACGTTAATCCATTTGTCAACTGGAAGTCTTTGTGGTTTATCATATTTTTCAATAAGGGTGGAAGTTTTAATTGGTTCGTTAATTATATAATCAACCCCATCATTTTTTAATTTTTCAAGTTTGTTCATTACAAACTCATACGCTTCATTGATATTCATTTTTCTTTAAAATTTCTATTAAACTATTTAAGTTACTGTTGTTAAAAAATTGTTTTTCAAATCCTTCAGTTTCATATTGGACAAATAATAAAACATCATCTTGGGGAAAAATCTCAATACTAACCTTACCACTCTCAATGTCAAACTTTATTTGAAGTTCGTCATCAAAGGTAACCTGGAAATCAAATTCTTCCTTGATATGGGGTTTAATTTTGTTCCAAACCTCACTTTGGAATTTAGTTAAATTCTGTGTCATGCTTTTCTCCTCCAACGAAGTTTTATCATAAATAGGATAAATGCGGATGTTAATAAATTATTCATATAGTGTAAATTTAATAATAAATATTTTGATTACACTAATTCTAAGTTATTTTCTTCACAAAACCAATAAGGAACTTCCCTATTTTTCCAAGAAACAAAATTTTTTTTTGCCCCAATATAATAGTTCCGATATGACTGGATAACATCGTTAACTTTATATTCATCTGTCATTGCTTTTGGTGGTTCTGTAAAGTCTTTATCAACTACATTGATTGGATTCATTACACACCACTCAATCACATCTTGGGTTTTATGTCTTCTACCATAACGATAGGTATATTCCTTACACAACTCCAACCCAAGTTCACATAGGTAATAGTAATTAGATAATGATTCTCTAACCCATATTGAACAAGGGTGGTTTTTGTGTGATAATTTATAAGGGATATCCAATTTGGATTCTGTTACATGGTGAGCCCCACATAAAAGTTGTCCGTATTCTAGGATCATTTTGACTGCGTGTTTGTCACAATGGTATTTTACACATTTAACAACATCATAATCCAAAAAGAAAATATTCATTAATCTTTGTTTTGAATAGTGAAAGGTTCAACTTTTAATTCAGCGGTTTGTTTTTTCTTAGTATGTTTTAAGAAACTATTAACATAACCAATAATATTAGCAGCTCCAATAGGATTGGCTGAGTGAGAATAAATTTGAGGGGTATGAATTGTATAGTCGCAATATTCATTAACCAACCATTTTGCCGCGTCATATCCTGTCTTTTCTTCAATTCTGGTATCACCCAAATCATGATCAAATGAAATGACATCAATATTGTCAAAACCAAGTTCAGATATTTTTTGGATGAATTGGTCATAATTTCTAACAACAATCTAAGTTTTGTCATTAGGGGTTCTTTCATCATCCAAATAGATTTTATATTTCATTATTCTTTTTGTTTTTACGTGAATAATTTTTTACACTTTTGTGGACTTTTGTAACTGAGGCAAATCCATGTGGATGTTTCTCAAGATAGTCCAATCTTGCGCCATTACCGATGGCGTTGATTGTGACTTGGAGTTTATTCTTGTTTTTCATTTTGATTATGTTTTTTATTATAACCAACCATCACCACCAAATGTTCCCAAATTGTAAATTATTTTTGACAATCTTTAATCCCATCTTTATATCCCTTTGTATAAATTGAATCGGTATTAATAACCTTACCAGATTTCAATACAATTGGTTTCAATGGGGGTTTTGGGAATGTGAAATAACCAACCATAAAAACAATAAAACCAACAATAAGAAGAGTTAAACCTTTTTTAAAATTAGTTTCAATTCCGAAACTAAGTACACTGAATAGTCCAGAAAACATTAACAATGATGATACAATTACTTCCATTTTTTTATTTTTTAAATTGTTAGTACCCCCTGAGAAACTCGAACTCTCAAAACTATGGTCCTAAATCATATGCGTATGTCAATTCCGCCAAGGGGGTATGAATATGTTCAACTTATCTGGGAACCTATCAGAAACCTAGACGCCGACCAAAGTGAGCGTGGGGTTCAAAGAAAAGGGGGTCGAACCTTAAATGATACATACCAGTTTTCTCTATGTATCATAGTTAAATGAGGGGTTAAAACCAAATCCCACCTTAATGAGATAAATCAAACCCAATATGATTATTCCAATCATTGCACCGGAAAACATAAATAACGCGAATTCTTTTTGAGATTCAGTCTTACCTTGATTTTTTTCTTTCATTACAATATTTTTTGATAGTCAATAAAATTTTCATTCACCCATATTTTACCACTCATATCATCACCATTCTTGCCAGAATCAAATATCTTGGTTAATACCTCCCTCTCACCATCCAACTCATCCCAAAGGGCCGAAATAACCAAATAGAAAATACGTTTTTCGGTTGGTGATGAGTTAAATTCTTTTCTTAAGTTATCAATTTTGTCAATTACGTTTTGAATTGGTGTCTTTTCCATAATGTTAAATATTTGTAAGATTATTGTCAAGCTCAAGTTGACTCTCACTAAATATATGTAACATTCCATTGTCAATCAATACCTGGGAATAATTATAAGTATTACTATTTTATTTTCTAATCTTGTAATTCAACAGATTCAAACCCTTGATTTTGTTGGGGTTGGGGATTACTGGGTATATTTCTTAGTTATGTTTAATTTTAAAAATTTTATGAATTTGTTTTATGCTTCGCAACCCACTCATCATAAGTTAGTGTATTAGCTTGTAAATATTTCTTCGCTATTTCAGAATTGTATTGCCTGTTTTCTTCCATTAAGTTTCCATCACGAAACATTTCTTCTGTTTTGATTGCTTTCCAATCTAATCCACAATTCCATTCAACAATTAACATTTGTGACATTACATCTTTCGAATGTTCTTGTGTTGTCGTCTCGCTTTGCATATTAATAAAACTATCTGTTACTTGTTTCATATATGCTTCATATTTTTTTTGAAATTCTTTCTTTTTATCCATAATTTTTATTTTTTTGGAGCGGTTGACGGGAATCGAACCCATATCACTGCCTTGGCAAGGCAACATAATCATCCTTTATACTACAACCGCAGTTTTATTTAAAAAGTTCCTTAACTTGTTTCATCACTTCCTCGTGAGGGACAACTCTACCATTTTTAACATCTTCCAGTCCCCTCTCAATTTGTTTTCTCTGTTCATCAGTTAATGTATAATACCAATCTTCCTCAATACCCATAATGAACTCTAAATCCATAATCAAGTGTCTAAACATATCCAACTCACATTCATCTAAGTCATCATATTCGTCACAATCGTCAAATACATATTCATTACAATAAATCCTATAAACCCATTTACCATCCACCTCATCAATAACACAATTAATGTTGTTTGATTCAGCAAATAAATATAAGTCTTCAAAGGCGGGATTATCAAATCCAAATTCCTTTAATTTGTCTTTAAAAATACTATGATATAAAAAGTCCATTAGTTCAATTTTTTTCTTAGGTAATATAATGATTTACGATTCCATACTTTCTCAGAAGCATATGCCTCAATTTCCATTGGGTGTTCGTCATACCCATGTTTACGATACAATCTTCCATACTCACCAATGATGTTCTGTTTGGTATGAGTCCATTCGTGTATAATTGTTTTTGACAACTCAGATACGTTTGGTATGTTATTCACATACACATAAACAATGTGTTCTTCTGGATCATAACAACCCCAATCTTCTTCATTCTTATAAGACAAAACAAGTTTGGGGAATTGTTTGTTACGTTTTTTACCAAGATTGATTTGGCAAAACTCAACAATTATGTTAGCAAGTTTAGCAACCTGGTATTTAGACAAAGTTGAGATTTTGGTCTTTGCTGTAAACATTTTATTGAAGATTTATTGGTGAGTTATATTCTGATGTAAAATTACACTTTCCTATTCTAATTTCCAAATAACTTATCAAGTATTTTTAATTTAAGTTATCAACTTCCATACAATACAAATTGTATTCTTGTATTTCCCCCTCAAATCTATATTTGTAAATACCCTCAAATATGTCTCCACCATATTTAGAATAATAAGGTTCATAACCCAAGTATTCTACATCTTTATCCTGGTAATATGGGGGCATTCCCATATACTCATCCAAGAGATTTTTAGCCTTTTCCATACTGGTTGCAGTTAGTGCTGGGATTTTATCTTCCCTATTTACTATAAGATATATTAGTGCCATTGTGTTTTGTTTTTAAAGGGTGATTTCTAATATAAACCACCCAAAGTTAAAAAGAGTTCAAACAATTTCAAATATTTTTTTGTACACCCAGTAGGAGTTGAACCTACAACCGAAAACTTAGAAAATTTTTGCTCTGTCCAGTTGAGCTATGGGTGCTAAATTTCCCCACCTTGAGATTACTGGTGAGTAGTTACATCGGTTTTTTCCTATTTAAAAAACCTGCTGGGCATCCCCTTTGAAAAAAGTCAGACTACGTGGCGGCGTGTTGGGACCGTTATTCCACGGCTGGGTACTATCGGCATTTCCCAGTCTAAACCGAGTTCATTGTTAAATGAGTCTTGAACCAAAGACTGGTGAGTATCCCTTACTCATTGTAGTCAGTATAGGATTTGAACCTATATCCCCCAGGATGCTTAAAGAATACTATTCTACCTCGGACGTTACCCATATGTGGTATTCATTCCCACTTACGCCAACTGACTATTTTTTAAAAGTATTTTCTAGTAACATATCCCTCAGTTCCTAAACTTGGTGCGTTGTTATTTTCATCTAAATGAAGAAACATAAATCCCCTGTAAGCGTTAGCTTCGAGTAGAATCTTTTCAATCATTGTGATAATGCCAAGTTTTTCTTCCATTGTGTTATTTGGATGTGACAATTGTTTGTTAGCGAAGTCTTTGATGTACTCAATTTGGATTGTTTTTTTCTCTTTAGGCATTGTATTTCCGTTTTAGTGTTCACAAATATAGATAGAGTTTTTTAATTACACAACCTTTTCATAATATTTTTTAAAAATTTTTTTGAGCGGATAGTTGGTACTGCCCCAACTTATCTAGTTTGGAAGACTAGAACATTACTTTTATGCTATACCCGCTAGAATTGGTAGAGCCGGTATGAGGAATCGAACCCCATTTTCTTGGGTACAAACCGAGTACATCACCACATATGTTTTACCGGATAGTATATTATCGTTTTTTATAGATATATGTAATTGTATCACCAACATTATAAATCGTATTTCTCCTTGTTGAAATTCTATAACCACAATCAGTTATATAATGATACACTTTACCATACTCTAAAGTGGAGGGTGATTCGGTTATAATCATAGTGTCAATTACACATTTCTTAAGCGTATCACCCTCCTCAAGTTTGGGTAAATCAAAACAAGATGTTAAAATCAATGATGTTAAGATTACAAAAATTAGTTTCATAGATGTTCAATTACCCAATTAGAAAATTTCTTATGTCCAGATGGTGCAAAGTGAATACCATCCCAAGTATCACTATAAAACATTGTTGTGTCCATAGGAATTATTTTACAATTCTTTAATCCAGTTTTTTCTTTAACCATTAGTTTTTGAAACTCAATGTATCTTCCAACACATCTCTTGGTTGTTTCTGCGTCATACACAGTCTTTGTTGCTACCTGAGCTGGATTAAAACCAACAATAACAATTGGTTCAATTCCCCTTCGATTACAACTATCCACCATTGCTTGAATGTTATTCACCGCCCCTTGTAAATCTACCATAGAAAACGCATCGTTACATCCACCATAAATGAATACCCTTGTAAAAGCTGAATCTGTTTTAAAACAAGTGTTTAACGTTGACCTCATATAATCCGTCCTTACACCACCTTTTGATAGATTTAGACTCTGGTATCCAAAATGTTTTGATACTTGATCCTGCCACCCACCTGCGGCACAGGTTAAACTATCACCGATGTATAATACCCTACGTGGGGGTGTTTTGTAAGTGAGGGATGTTAATAAAACAATCGCTAAAAGAAATAAAAAAATTTTTTTCATATAATAAAGGTTTTTTTAGTGGAGAGTATCGGCTTTGCTCCGATCACCTCTTGTGTGCAAAACAAGTGCTCTTGCTGAATGAGCTAACCCCCCTTTTTCCATATTCCACCAGCCAAACATTTGAAGTCATCATATCTAATTGTTCTGATTGGGTTTTCTTCATACCCCCAAACATTACAAGTAATATCAATCTCATTCTTTTTAGCCTTAACCACTCTATAGATTCCATTCCTTGAATATAAATGAATCCTGTCACCAACCCTCAAATACTTCATTTCAAGTAATCTAATACCAGATTTAATGTGTTGTGTCATATGTAATATGTTTTGTCGCAGGAGGGGGACTCGAACCCCCAAGGTCAAAGGACGGGAGATTATGAGACTCCTGAGCTACCAATTGCTCACATCCTGCAATATGTTTTGTTGATTAATAAGGAATCGAACCTTAATCTCCCACCTTTGTCAACCAAGACTAGCCACGGAGTCGAACCGTGTTGGAAGGTGGTATGCCCACTACACCATAATCATTCGAGAGTTTCGAACCTCTCAGCCACAGATTAATTACTTCTGTGATTTGTATCCCGTAGGGTAGTCGAAACCCTATTGCCAGAATGAAAATCTGGAGTACTTGCCATTATACGAACGGGACATATTTATTTTTCATATTTTAAGTAAAATCTTAACCACTTTCTTATGGCATTATCACTAACCCCATATTTTTTTCCTGTTGCAAGATATCCAATTTCTTCCACCGATTTAATCAATTCAGTATAAAATGGACGTTCCACTCTTCTTCCATTTACCATACGATTCAATTCACCTTTAGTTAATCCATTTTCCAATCTTTCTTTTTTTACTCTTGTTTTAGGTAATTCTATAATACCAAACTCGTATTTTTTTTCCTTCACCAAAGATAACAAAATAACCTCTAACTTTTCAATAGTTTCATCAATATTTTTTTTGATTTCATTTTCACTAATTCTTATTACACACCATCCTTGTTCGTTTAATACTTTATCTTTAATTTGATCTTTTTTCTTTCTTTCTTCTAAGAGATGTTGTGACCCATCAATTTCTACAGCAACCATTTCATTCATAAATGCGAAATCAATAAAAAAAGGAAATACTGAAAACTCTCTAACTATTGAATATTTTTTATCCCACCCAATTTCATTTATTTTGTTAAAAAAAACTTTTTCAGGATAAGAAATATTTTTTTGACGCCAAGAAGTTTTTTCAGGGTGTTTTTTCATAAACTCTAATCTTTTCTCCCTGAGTATTTTTTTGGACTCCTCGGTATGCACATATGGAAACCTTTTTTTTCCTATTTTACTACTTTCACTATTACTCCTTATCAAGTCACACAATATATCACTGATAATCCCCTTACCGACCTTGTATTTCTCACATAGGTTTCTTATACTCCACAAATCCTCACTATAAAGTTTTTTAATTTCTTCTTTATATGTAAAAACCTTTTCACAAGCACCTTCGTGAGTAACTAGACCCCCCTTATTAGAAAACTCTTTTTGACATACTTTACACTTAAACATAATATTCATTTTATATATAAATATACACAAGTGTTCGTAAGTTTAGTATCCTAACCAAAAAATTTCAATTTATTTGATTCTTGGTAATTTTTTTGTAGTCAGGACAGGATTCGAACCTGTAACAGATTTGGTACTAATTTAATAGTTTGTAAAACCTCCCCCGTTTTCACCAGTTAAACTACCTAACTAAATTCTAATTCTACGCCACCGTTAAGAGGGTCGCCATTATGGAGGCTTCTATGAATTAGTAACAGTCTCTCCCCAACCAAGTAGTTAGGACAGGATTCGAACCTATACGTTAGCTTTACATTTCGTTGACTAACCGCACCTTTAAGCGAGTGTCTACCAATTACACCACCTAACTATTGATTAGTTCCCTTACTTTCACGAGGACTTGCGTATCTTCTTCAACATTTCTGTCTTAGGACTCCACCAATCTTACTTTATTATAAACCCACTTTCCTTTCATTTAGTTCCAAGGTTTAGAACTTTTTTTTGTGGGTGCCGAGGGACTCGAACCCCCAAGTTTAGCATATAGCAAATGATTTACAGTCATTCCCCTTCACCAATTTGGATAGACACCCATAATATTTTTTGTACCCAGGGCGGGACTCGAACCCGCACGATTCTTACAAATCACAAGATTTTCTTACTACTATGGCTTTCACCACCCTTTTGGTTTGTAGTCTGGACTATACCTTCACCATATCTAAAATCCCATAATAAGAACACCATTTCCTTATTGCATTATCACTAACATTATAAAATTTTCCAACACTGACAAAAGATTTCAGTTCTTCAAATTTTTTAATAAGTTCAAACACTGGAGGTCTTTTTCCTTTTGTGCCTTGAAAATAACATTCTGTTGAACAATATATTTTTTGATTACGAGTCAGAGTATTATCACAAAGATGACAAGTTCTTTTCGGGGGTTTAGACTTAGGTGTACCGTGTCTAGTCTCTGCACCTTTCTTATTTCTAAGACTTGGCTCAAGATTACCACCAACATTACTAGCTGAGGCTTCCTTGAATTTACGGTATTCTACTTCTCTCTTTTCAGAAAGAGCACTCTTCCCTTTTCTAAAATTTTCAGTTTGTGCGTGACAATTAGAACATAAAATTTGTAAGTTTTCTATTCGATTATCTGTATTCACACCATTAATATGGTGCAATTCGAGAGGAATTTTTTTATCATTCCATAATGAATTTAAACAAATTTCACATTTTTCTTGTTTCACCCCAAGTTCAAATAACTTTTTTTTTAAACCGTAGGAACTCCTGTATTGTGAATTTTCAACCAATATATCCTCTAATGAGTAAGTTTTCATTGGTCTAAATTTCAATCCAACATTCCAACCTTGGCCTGTAAAGTGAGTAATATCAATATTAAATTCTTTTATTAATATATTCAATGTTTTGTAATTACCCCCAATAGGTCTAATTGATAGATTTCTACATGTTTCAGCTATTGAATAACTTTTTTTAACGGCTTCTATTAACTCTTCTTTATTGTATTTTGTTTTCATATATATTCCTTTATATATAAATATCAACAAAGTTAATTAAATCGAACCCTCAAACATTCTTTTTTAAAATTTTACGAGTTTTCTTTAAGTCTTGCGTGGCTACCATTACACCACCTAGGCATTAAGTTAAAGAGAAGTTTAGAATATTCCAGGATTCTTGGTTGAGTGCAATGAGTGACGCCTACTTACTATGAATCCTTTTTCAGCATTATAAACACTCTACTTCTCAACTACAGCTTCTCCACTTCTCTTTTTGATATCTCATCTTCTTTATGGTGAATATCAAGTCACCATAGTATAACTTATGTTGGATTCGTCCGCCCTAATTGACAATAAGTAAACTCCTTAGAACGTAAGTCACATCTTAATCTCGTGACATAGATATTATCTAAACCTTTTTCCTTTTCATTTAGTTCCAAACCTTGAAACTTTTTGTTGCGAGCTATAGGGGATTTGAACCCCTGATCTTCAGCGTGACAAGCTGAAATGTTAAACCCCTACACCAATAGCTCATTTATTTTTCCCTCTATTTCAAAGAACATCACAAAGGTAAAGAAAGTTCATCAAGATTTCAAATACTTTGATTTATTTTTTTCTTTTATTTTGTGTTCTATTACTATATTAAACCAACTCCATCCACACTTAGTTCCACATTAAAATAAAAAAACCCATCTTTTTTTAGGAGATGGGTTTGCGAGAACTATTTCTGATATATTCAGACACGCCCATTCCGAAGATTTAAATCTTCAGCTCTAAGAGTTTCACCTGTATATAAATAATTTTTCATTTTTGAAGTTGTTCTATTTTTTATTAAATATAATGAATAATACAAAAGTGTCAAGTTTGTTACAAAAATTTTGAAATTAATTGAGCCACTTCGTATCCAGTATAAGCTCCTAATGCGGCAGAACCAGGTAATACAACAAATTTCCCAAATATACTTTCATATTTTGCTCGATTAACAATATATGAAATTAACATATAATATAAGAAAAAATTAATTAATACCGCGACATCAATTTCCTTTGCCATAAAGACAACAATAGAATTACCAAAGAATCCCCAGCTGAAATTAATTAATGTTTCACGGGTTAACTCCCATACTGATGTATCGGCATCCGCTACTTTAATTTGTTTTGTTAAAAAATTCTTTTTCATTCAAATAAATCATTAAATCCGGTGTTATCCAAAAAATCGTTATCCTCATTTATTTCTCTTATCTCATATTCAAAATAACTGATGTTACATATGACATCTTTATTTTCACTGAAAATCTCGTGAATCATATCAAAAGATTCCGGATCAAGTTGAACCTTATCTTTTTTGAATAAACTGAAGATTTCCTTTGATGTTCTGTATAGATTTGGATATTGGTAGTTGGTTAATTTGCCATCCATTTCCATATGTTCAAATTTCTCATAGAATTTGTCTTTAACATAAAGAATGTTCTTGTTTGACCAATCATTCAATACTTGAAGAATAAAGGTTTTAAGACCTTTCATACAAGCCTCACGATAATCATCATATTGTTGTTGGGTTGATAAATCACCATATTCAACATCCTCAACTTCTTTCTCGTGTTCGGCAATAACATCTAATGCCTGGAGTTGGAGTTGTTCCCAAGTGGTGTCAAATGGTTTGTAATAATTTATGATAATCATTGTTTGCATTTTTTTATGTGAATAAAATTCTTTGTCTTATTTGATACTATAACATTGAGGGATTCCATTTAGTTCCATCCCAATACTCAAAGTTTGGTAATTTTTTTTTATAAGAGAATTGTTCATAGTACTCAGAAATATAAATATAGTCTAAGTTTTCTTTAAAATATTTCTCAATTAAATAGTAGTAAGATAATGTACCATAAGAATGGTTTTTATTTGATTCATCCCAAATCATAAATGTATAATAAGGAATATTATCAACTAAATTAACAATACCACAAAAACAATCGTCAAAAAAAAATTTATAGTGAGGCAGTTCTAAATATTCGTCTAAATACTCTACCTCAAACTTACCAAATTTAAGTGCTCTTTTGACTATAGAATTTAAATCACCTTGATCCGATATCTTAATTTTTGATAGTTCTCTTTTTCTTCTATTAGAAATATCGTTTAATTTCAATCTACTAGATTTTGTTTGATACCATTTTTCCCTAAAAGGTAACCACCCATTCTCAAACATATCCTTAGATGTTTCTTTATCAGTGATTGCATATACTTCAAGAAGAGATTCACCAGTTTGAGTAAATAAACCATTATTATGGTTATATATTATTTTCATTTGTGTTTATAAAATCAAATGCTAAATTATCACTATCAGGTGTAATCCATTTAGGGTTTGTCTCTGATGACCATTCGTAAGAATTATATTTCCTTTCAATTAACATTTCTTTTGATGAATAGAAAGTACTATCAAAAACGATTAATCTATTATTAGGTTGTATTGCGAAATTTCCATTATCCATCATAATAAAATGACCGCACTTATGTTGAGATGGATGTTCAGAAAATCCAGTAGGGGGTATAGTTCTATCTTCGTGAGCCCAATCTAATGTAAATAATATTTTACCTCTATATTTTTCTTTTCTCCTACTAACAAATTCAACTGGTGAACTACGTAACATTGGAAATTGTGTTAACGACACATAATACGAATAACTATCCCATAAAACTAGTTCATCTAGTTCTTGTTGAACGGCGTCCTCCTTCCAACAAAAAGCATGAATGGGCATCCTCCACCATATTCCACCATCACTCATCATAAAATGAAATAATGGTGTTTTACCTGGAATTGAAGTCATTCCAAAAATGTAACACTCAAACTTTTTGTCAAAAGAGTCTAATTGATTTCTCAGAAAATTACCTCTAACGTAACATTCTATTGGTGGGGTTGGGATGTTTAAATAAGCCATTATTTTTGATATTTTTGTATTAAATAATCGACAAAATCTTCCATATTGTCAAGGTGGTAAGTGGTTTCTTCATCCCATATTGTTTTCTCAACATTATCATATAACCACCAACCAACTAAATCCTGGATATATCCGTACTCTTTGTCTTTTTCTTTTCTGAGGATGGCCGAAATGCTGTTTTCCAATCCACTAACCCCTGTTTCAAGTTCAAATAAATCAACTCCCAAACTATGGAGCTTAGATATCTTCTCATTTATTTGGTTAATTAGGTTTAGGGTGTCAATAATATATTGTTTTACCATTGTTTCTCTTATTAAATATTTTGAATGTTAAAAATAGCATAGATGGAGGGACTCGAACCCCCAACCAGTTGGTTTGGAATCAACGGCTCTACCAATTGAGCTGCATCTACGTTTGAGTTGAGGTCGGAGTAGGGATCGAACCCACCTAACAGAGGTTGCGACTCTGCACCTAAGCCACTCGGACATCCGACCTAATTATTTATTTTTTTAATCCCCCAACATCACCCCACTCGTCAGCGGGGGATAGGTTGAGTTAAGTCCTCTAACTTATACCTTGGGCTATTCGTTTATGGACAACAAGACCACAGCTAGTGAGCTATTCTTATGGTAAGCTTCGTGGTACATTTATTTTATACCGGTTTGTATTTCCTTTTTATCAGAATGTTTATCACCTGTTTTCCAATTTACAGAACCATTACAAGTTGTGAAATATTTGTAACCACGATCCCAAAATCTATAAACCTTACAACCATCAACTTCAAATAGAAGTTCAATATTGAAATCGTTGTTGTTTGTTTTAACAATCTCGGTAGGTTCTCCAAAACAACTGGTTAAAACTAAACTGAGTGTCAAACCGATGAGGACTTTTTTCATTTTTTATTTGTTTTTATTGAGTTATTGTATTCGTTTTAAAGAGTTACATCTACATAACACATTAAAGTAATGAATAGTTTCCATTTTGTAATTATTTTTTTCATCTAAAAAAACAACTACCTCCATGTCAACTATGGATCTAATCTCAATGTACTGATTGTTGGGATTATCTTCACTATAATCAATATATAATTTATCACCAACCTGGTACTCACCAATTTTTACATTCGTCATATAATTTTATTTTTTCTTTCTGACCGTGATTGTGTTGGTCAAAATGGTCTGTATTAAAGTTGCAGACTAATGCTTCAACAACTGTCCGTCTATTTTCAATACTACCGCCATTATGATAAAAATGGTCTTTTGTGACTACATTAAATTTACTCCAAAATTTTTCAATCATTTCATTTTGTCGCCAGTCGTTATGATGCCAAGTTGAAAGAATAAATTTTGCTTTTGTTTCACTTAATAAATTGAATAGAAGTTCTTCGTCTTGTTCTGTCCAACCGTTAAAATAGTCAACGTGTCTGCCGTAATATGGTGGGTCGCAATAAATAATGTCGTTTTCAGTAGCTAAAGGTATTATGTCAGCAAATGATTTGTTGTGAAAAGTCCAGTCAGGCTCAGTTTGAATGATTTGAGAAACCGTTGCAACTTGATTTGTGATTTTTGTCACGTATGCTTGAGCAAAACGTTCTGGTTTTTTACAGAATGGAATATTCCAATGACCTTTGTTGTTAAATCTCATCATTCCATTAAATCCTGCTCTTGAAAGGAAAATAAAATCGTAAGGTGAAAATTCTCCAGCATTGAAACGAGAACGAACTTTTAAATAATGCTCATAACCATTATTGTCGGCTTCACTTAAAATCGCTCCTTCTTGTTCAAGATAGTGTTTCATCAAAGGTGCAGTAATTTCTTTTGCCTGAATACCTTTATAAAAATTGATAATATGAGGATTTGTATCGTTTAAAATCGCTTTTTTGTAACCCGAATTAAACGCAACTACACCAGTTCCAAGAAATGGTTCTATCCATTTACCTTGAACCTTTGGTGCAAGTTCCATAATCCAAGGAACTAGCTTGGTTTTTATGCCCTGACTTTTTATTGGAGGAACAATTACTTTCATTCGGCATCCTTTTTTAAAGTTGAACACTTTACTATCTTATCCCATAAGTCTGTCCTACCTTTAAATTCTAAAAAGTCTTTAAGAGTGGTAATTTTTGTTGGCTTACCATCTTTTACCATTGTTGCAGAACCGTGATTTATCCAATATTCATCAAACCATTCTTCACCTAGTTGGCTAAAAATTCCATTTTCACTTCTTAAATCGTCAATGCTAAGTGTAGCACCGATATTTGCAGTATTTCCCAAACCTTGTTTGTCACTCGCAATTTTCCATTTCTCTGCGACAAAAAAGTCAAAATCTTTAATCACTGATGTAATTGATTTTAAATTTTTAACGGTTGCTACTTCTCTTTCTCCTACTTTTTGGTTAGGCGTTTCGTATTCTTCTTGAAGTTCTTGAACTTGATAAATTTCTGTTTCAGAAGCATCATCAGCCAAGTCTGTTCTTGTGTAAATTACACCCAAACAAAAATGTGCTAAATATTGATTGTAGGGAAACTGAATATTTTTCTTTTTGTCCCTTTCTTTGAAATAACTTCCGTGACTTCCCAAAGTAAAACTAGAAACTCCGCTTTTCTTCCTGTAAGTTGTTTTTAAGTCAACAGCAAATTTTACGTCTTGATTTTTCTTAGCCATACTAACTTCACCTTCAAATCTTTTAATGTTCCTATGATCTGGAACAACTCGTTTCATATTTTCAATTTTCTTTTCAGTATGGCTAATAAAACCTTCAAGCCAAATTTTAAGTTCTTCCATTCTATTTAAGTTTTATGTTAAAAAATAATACATACTTATAACAACAAATATAAAACATTTATTTCAGTGTTCCAAATTTGTTATTGGTTTATATTTTAAATTCTGTTTTTCAATTTAAGTTTTCGTTAATAAACGTTTTATATTTGCATCCGTTATGTGTAAGTGTTCCGTTCATCGTTCTAATTAACATTTCGGTTGAAAATTTTAAAAGAAAAATCCCACCCATTTTTAATCAAAAGTTTATCTTTAAGTTTATCAGTTATGATTCGTTCAGGCTTATCATGTTGTTTACCATCTATTTCGATAGCAATTTTTCTATCGTGTATTGCAAAGTCAACATAATATCTTTCTAATGGCATTTCATATTCGTATTGAATATTTAAAGAATCTAAAACTCTCATAGCCACCTTTTCGGGGTAAGATGGTTCTAACTTTTTCCTAGTTTTCCAACCAAAAGTTTTATCATCATTTTTATGTCTTTCATAAGCATTATTTGAATTAATGATAGACATCTTTCTTTTATAATCTTCGTTTTCCCATTTAAGTGAAGAACTACAACTAAATGAACACGTCTTTTGATTTCGTTTAGTCCAATTAACTTCAAATTGATTTTTACAATTTTCACAAATTAATTTTATTTTTCCATGTCCCCTGCCAGCAAGTGATTTCGAAACCTTTCGATTAATCTCATTTCTTTTATTTTTAGTACTGAAACTTCTAGCACACTTTGAACAACAAAATCTACCAGAACCATATGTACCATCGTGTTCTAAACTACAATTTTCACAACTTTTCATTTTATGTAATATTTTATTATATATAAATATATCACATTCGAACAATTGACTTTTAATCTATGTCGGCAAGATAGGAATCGAACCTATATGTAACCAATTAACCTTTCTACGTGGTATCAGCACGAGGGTATACTTGCCGTATTATTGTATGGGTGACAGAACTTTATTTATTTACATAAACAAGGTGGTAATCACTTATACTCACATTGTTTTCGTTAATCCAATTATTGAATTTTAAATTAACCTCTTTTTTTGTTTTCACTTTCCATTCTTCCACTATCTTTTCAGTTTTTATAACTTTAGTTTCACCATATAAAGTAAAAAACAATTTTTCATTATATGTTTCTGGTGTAACTTCAACACCATCTTTGAAATATTTAATAACTTCTTTAGTGTAAATTAATTGTGTGCTGTACATAGTGTTATTTTTTTATGATTCAAACTTCAATTATATAAACCACACCAAAGAATAAAAAGTTTCAAGTGTTGAATATTTTTTTGTGGTTCTACCAGGACTCGAACCTGGAACCCCTCCGTTATGAGCGGAAAGCTCTAACCAATTGAGCTATAAAACCTATTGTGTTGGGGATGTGCGATTTGAACGCCTCCTCTTCGTCCCAAACGAAGTATGCTAACCGAGTTACACCACATCCCCTAATTTAGTAATTACATAATCAATATCGCCAAAAATAATATTAATTTCTTTTGATACAATTTCCATTTTCACCCTATCCTTATCCATACAATATGGATTTTTTGGATCTAGATACAAGTTGAAATCTGGTAGATAAAAGTCAGGATAATAAAGTTTGTTTTTACCATCTAAAACCCATTTAATTGGTTCTGGTCTTATCCATTTAATCTTATACTCATCCAACCATTCTGCTAATTTTAATTCCCAACTTGATTCCAAAATAATACCATTGTAGTTTATTGTTTTTCTACTACCATTCAAGTATTTTCTGTTTGTTTTACTTTTTATTTGACACTCATCTGAACAAGTTTTTCTAAATCTATTTTCGTAAGTAATTTCTGTGTTACATATAACACAATTTTTTCCTGTCTTTTTGTTTAAGAATCTTTCATAACCCTCATCGTGTCTTTGTTTGACCACTCGTTGAAGGGATTTAATGGACTTCTCTTTATGTTCAGGACTTAAAGTTCTCCCCTCAAGTTTCTTTGAAATTTTAATCTTAGTTTCTTCCTTATGTCCACCTCTATTTTTATTGTTAAAACTTGCGGCACAAGAACTACAACAAAACTTGTTATGTCTTTGAGGATAAGTCAAATCATTCCCACAATTCGTACATTTATTAGGGGTTTTATTATACTCTTCTTTTACCTTATCAGATTTCAACTTAGCAGCTTCAGTTGCTAATTTTTGACCTCTTAAAACATTTTGGTAGTGTCCTTTGTATAGTTCTTTCATATATCTATTTTATATATAAATATATTGATAGTACGGAAAAACCTACTCGAACCTACATATATTTAAACAAAAAACGTATAAATAAAACCCAACATAACAACCAAAAAGAAAACGATTGAAATCAATAATAAATCAGAACTTCTTTTGGTTACCCAGATTATCAATAATACCAAGGCAATGATAAGGAAAAAAATTGAATAAAACATCAACATAACATTAGATTTTATTTATTAAGAATTATTTTAATACCATCAAAAATTTCTTCACCATATGAATCGTGTGGGTCACCACCACTTCAGTCGTTCGCCTTGACCAACTTGGCAACATCACCATAAAAATTTAGAGTAAGTATCCACCACGTTTAAGGCTGGCTGTGGACAGTGCTACCTACGACCTTTCCTTACTCTTTTATTAAAACCAATATCACATCCTATTAGTTCCAAGATTTGATATTTTTTTTTGTTCCCCCTGATGGAATTGAACCACCATTTTCAGAATCAAAATCTGATGTAATCAACCTTTATACCAAGGGGGATTATATTTTTACCAACGATGTCAATGAACAAAAAAAACCCTGAACTTTTTCGGTTCAGGGTTTTTATTATGAAAAATAATAAAATGTAAAATTAACTTACTATACCCAAACCATAGATATTACCAATCCAGCAATTGCTAAATTGCGGTTGAATTGATATTACATTATGTTTATTTGAGCGTTTCATTATTTGTATTTGTTTATAAGTATTTGTAATTTATTAAAAAGTTTGGTTCAGAATGATTTTTTTTACAATTTGGATTTGTTTTAGTTTGCTGAACTCATTCTTTATAACCAGTAAAATGTCAGGATAGGTTTTTCAAAATTCCTATAATTTGATTTTTAATTTGCTGGAACTATCCCTTGTACAATATATAACGTAAAATTAGATAAAAAGTTTCATTAAGTCAAGAAAAAAATAGGAAAAATTGGTTTCAGAATGGGTTTTGGTTAAAAATTTATCTCCTTGGTGGGAGAAGTGAGTTTAACCATCTCGATTCTAGTTATTGATTGTAGTTAGATTTGCAGGAATCATTCCTTATAAACCAATTTTTCCATATTGTTAGATTACTAACATCTTGTATCTATCTGAGTCAATCGTGATATTCATAATTGATTCTGGTGAATCAATATTTCCTACCAAAACTGATTTCATTATTGCAGGACTCAAACCAGAAATCAATGATGTTCCCTTTTCATCGAAACGAACTGGGAAGTTCTTATTTCTTGATTGAATATTCCAATAAACGATACTAGGTAAAGTGTATCCGTGTTGTTCGTACTCCCTACGAATCATCTGCATTGCAGTTAAAGGTAGGTTTGTTGCTTGATTAAATTCCATATCAGACAAGATAAGGATTTTCGTTGGCATTTCATTCTCAGAGACATTATGTTTCACTGCCTGACCAAGGATTACTCTAAACACTTTCTCAAGGTTTGTACTCATACCCCAATCAGAACGACTAAGTTGTGTATATCTTTGATACAAATCACCACTTAGTTTTTGTAGTTCAGGTTTTTCAGAGAAAGTAATAAAACTATCTTTGAATACACCCTCATTTCTCTCAGAAATATACAATCCCAATGATATTGCAACATCCATACAAGTAACATTGGCGTTTCCACCAACACTGCTAATCATAGATCCTGAAACATCCACAACAGGTAGTATTCTTTCGGTACATCCTTCCATAAAATTTGGAAGAGCTTTCCATTGTTCAATAGCTAATTCTCTATTACCTAAGTTCAAGGTTTTGACAACATCATAAGGATAAACTGCACTTGCATTTACCTTAGTCTCACCATTTTTAAGGGCGAGAATATATTGACCAAACCCAAGACTATCGTGTTTTGGAAACGCTTTTGAATATCTTCCCATAGATAAAGATGGTAGTTTAGAGTATTCAATATTTGACCACTCATTTGCACACATCTTTTGTTCTACGGTGTTGGAAAGTTCAACCAACATTTTACGTAAAGATTTTGGTGTCAGACCCATAGCCTTTCTGATGGAGTTAAATATAACCCCTTTTCTTGGCATCCACTTTGCACACAATCCATTACGGGATTCTAATCCCTGGATTATTGTCGCCATCGCATCGTTATTCACTTTGGTGTTGAATAGGACAGTTAAATCGTCCCAACGACCGAATTCTGGGATGAACTTAATGTTCTTTGCCAATACTTCTGAATCCGTTTCTGCTAAGAATTGGATTATATCACGGAATATTTGTCTTTCACCAGCACCTCCACGAACATCTCTTGACCAAAATAGAATACGCATCGCAGTCAATGGATTTTCATTAAATGCCTTTGAGAAATTACTCAACAATCTTTGTTTGTCTTGTCCTCTCATTGCTCCAATGGTGAAGAATAAATTCACACACTCATTAAGAGTTGATGAATTTGTAACCATACCATTTTCAGTAAATGTGTCTTCTGTTTGTAATGCGTCTAAGAAGTTCATAATCTTTTTATTTAATTTGTTTTGAAAGTATAGAATATTAGATTGAGGTTGTCAAGGGTTATTTTAAATCTTGTATTTGAATTAATATATTTGTTACTTCTTCTGGTGTTAGATTACCTACAACATCACTAGTAATTGGTGTACCATAAGTAAGTTTTCCATCTTTGTCAAGTACGTCTAATTCATATAACCCTTTTTGTCCACCATATGAACTTTCATTACACACTACTGAAGCTCCATACCCATTGTCAAACATAATTCTACTTACAACACCTCCAATATATGGATGGGGTCTGAATTCAATATCCTCAAATACCTTAAAGTTTAAGTCCAACATCTCACACAGGTCTTTAACTGAGATTGAAGACATCTTGTTCAATTTGATAATACCGTGTTTTTCATAATGATCACGGAGTTTTTCATTTATAGATTTTTTACTCATAGATGTTTAGTCTTCTTTTACAATTTTTACAAAAATTACCACTATCATACACATCATTATCTATCGCCATAACACAAGATAAATCACCACAATGACCTAAACCTAATGTATGACCCAATTCGTGAATGATAGTTTCTTGGAGGAAAGATTTTTCACCTCTAACTATAGCAGTCCCACCATTCACTGCGGCATAACCTCTTAAATAATCACCTCTAGCCCATAATTCTTTATCAACAATATATAGAACATTTTGTTGACTAAAAAGTTTATTCAAACAAATATCGGCATTAAGGATATGATTCGCACCTTTTATGTACATATCATCACTTATCGGTTCATTATCTCCAATAATACAATTAAATCCATAAAAACCTTTGATAATCCTAACGGCATCAGTAATATCACTATAATCAACATTCCCCAAAGATTTGATAACAATTGTTTTATTTGGAAACTCAGAATGATTTATCGTTTCAACTTGAGTTTTATTATCAACAACATATTCATTATTGATATTATTATTGTCAATTTCCTTTTGATTATTAATTGTAATAGCAATTGGGTTTGTTGGTTGGTTAAATGAATTGTGGGGATGAATCACAAACATTTCAGACAATGTGAGTTTCTTTTCTTTCATATAATCCCAAACAAAATATACGATAAGAGCAACAACGGCAATTTTGATTAAGTCGTTCATAGTTGTTTATTTTTTGATGTTACAAATATAAGAACTACTATTGACTAAACAAAGTTCCAACGAATGAATTATTTTTTCTTAATACTCAATTTTGCCAAATTATGTCGTTGTAAGTTCTTATTGTCATTAACAACATTCCTTGATATTGGTTTATTTTGTTGGACTTGAGGTTTTTCAGGTTTTTGATTTGGCAATACCTTTTGTTCTGGTTTCTTTCCTAATATTTCATTGATTCTATCATAATCAATTGTTTTTGGATGAGTTAATATTGCGGAAATATCTTTTTTGGGGGTGATCTCAATGTATGGGTCAGTATTGTATATTTTATTTGTATTAACCTCATTAAAAGTACTAGTCACCAATTCTTGTAATGGACCAAAATTACTTTTACGTTTACTCATTGAGTAATATTTACCTCTTAATGGTGATGATAATCCAGTTTCTTTTCTTTGGGTTAAACTATTTGGATGTACTCTCCTATAAAATACAACATCATTTGTATAACTGAATTTCTTATTGTTTTTATAAAGTCTTCCCATAAAATCTGAATCTGCGGCGACTGGCCAAGGTTCAAATCCATTCATTGATAAAAATAAATCCTTTTTGATTGCAAAGACACCTTCACCATATGTGTTTGATCTGGTAATGTTATAATTTGGTGTATTTGTAAAATCAGAATACATTGGTTTGACAAAATCGTTTGTCCTCATTCTTCCTAATATATCTGAAATCATATTTTCTTTCATTATATCGTCTGAATCAAAGAAAAGTAATATATCTGAATTGGATATTTTGGCTAATGAGTTTCTAACAATATATGGTCCGTTGTTTTTGTCAAAATAAAAAAATCTTATGTCTTCATTGTATTTGTTTTTCTTAACATATTCTAATGTTTCCTCACATCCATCAATTCCTACCAAGATTTCACAATCAGAGTACCCTCTAATACTATTTAAACACTCAGATAACATTGTTGGGTTTTTGAATGTGGGGACGAGGATGGATATTTTTGGCCTAACTAAATACTCTAACAAAAATGAGTCATCATTCACATAAAGAATAAAGTCAGAGATTACTAAATTATCTAAAGGACCAAAATTATTATTACTTTGTTTTTTATGTTTTTTGTCGTGATAGTATTTTCGTATTGGTGAGTTCATACCAGTACTAGGGTTTGATGTTAAACTTTCACCATGTTTCCTATAATATAAACCAACACTATCCAAGGTTTCAATTCTAATCTTGTTCGCAGTAACTCTCCAAAAAAATTCACCATCCGCAGCACAATCCCAAGGCTCAAAACCATTTAATGACATAAATACCTTTTTATTGATACCAAAAGTACCAACATGATAATGATTGACCGGAGTATTGTTAATATAATTTACATAGTTATCTCTAAATGTAATATAACGATACCTTACATATTCATAATTATCTAATGTGTTTACAACATTAGAAACTAAGGTTGATGTCATAACATCATCGGAATCAAAAAACAATAATTTTTCGTAACTAGAGTTTTTAACCAAAGTATTTCTGATTATATATGTGCCTACTTTTTTAGTGAAAAATAATATTTTTACTTTATCAGATAATTGATTTTTAATTGACATTAAGAATTTCATTGTCTCAATACAATTATCAATTCCAATCAGTATTTCATATTCCGAATCGCCACAAGAATTTATGATTGATTCTAATGTTTCTTTGATATATGATGTATTTTTGTAAGCGGTAACAATAATTGAAATCATAATAAATTATTTAATTAAAACGTCATTTGGATTTAATTTGGATAGTGTGTTATTTCCATGAATAACCAACTTAACATAAGTTTCTTTAACATATATGATGTTATTACTTATAGTTTTTAATCTATCGTGAACAACATCAAAAATACCTGAATTGACTTTTTTTTGAATTAATGTTGAAAACATTGAACAAACTTTTGAGTAATCTCTACTATGTTTATATTCCTTTTTTGTGTTTAATTCATATTTTGTTGGTTGAAAGGTGATAATAAAATTATCATATAGGTTACTATTTCTTTGGTATAAATTTTGGATATACTCAATATAATTTTCTACCATGATATCATCACAATCGTGCCTAGTTTGTAAAGTTATGTTATTATCAATAACATATTTTTTGTAATCTTCTTTTGTGCTTTCAAATCTCAAAACATCAATATTTGTATTTAATTTTTCTTTAATTAATGAAAAATGATGTGGTTTGGAAATTAAGGCTAGTTTAAAATTCTTATTTGTTTGATTATTTATTGCTGGAATAAAAGTTTGTTTCATCACCTCAAAATATGAGTTGAATTTTTCTTCATCAGTAAAATAACATCTAGTTACAATTATATGGTTCATAATTTAGTTTGTTTAAAAATGATGGATCTTTTATTGTTTAAATCCACTCTATTTTTTAGTTTATTGTATCCAAGAAAAGGACTATAAGTTACAATATTTTTTTTTGTTGAATGTTCGTTACCCAACCATCTTTCCCAATAATACCTATGAGAGGTAAATTCTGGAGGTATACAATATTTTTGTACATATCCACTCCTAACCCAAAAAAAATTATACCATGCAAAACCAAACTCACTAGGCAAGATAGTTCCAACATCTAATGAGTCGTTTTTTTTGAATTCGTCTAGATATAAATTAAAGTTTTCAATAACATTTTTGAATAATATTTTACGAAGAGTGTGATTACCATTATTTTTTTCACCCGATGTCATTCCTTTAGTATGAAAATATAGAATTACTGAGTCTTCCCCTAATGATACATCGTACACTGCTTTTATTCCCGGATATTCATATAAATTATCAGAAAATAAATTTATAATTTGAACCTTTTTGAATTTTGCCCAAATTAATTGTTTAGCTCGTTTTAAGTCATCAGTATTACAACTTAAACTAATGTATACATTATCTGCTAAATCATATAATCCACAATTTTTTAATTGTGATAATTGTTCTAAAAAAATTGGTTCCCAAATACCAGGTTTAAGATAGGCAAAATAAACTATTTTTATTTTCATAAAAAATTTGACATAGTGATTGTTAAATATTTATATTGTATATAAAATAAATAGTATGGAAAAAGTATTAGTATTAAATGCTGATTTCACCCCAATAAATGTCACCACTGTATATAAAGGATTTACCTTGGTTAACAAAGGAAAGGCTGAAATCTTGAAGGCAAGCAAAACCCCCTTATGTACTGGAGTCAAAGAATTTGTTCGTCCCTTAATCATCCGTTTATTCAACTTTGTTAAGTTCAGAGTTAATAAATTGAAGATTAACAGACATAGATTATATAGAAGAGATGGCCACGAATGTACATATTGTGGCAGTAAAAAGAATTTAACAATTGACCACATCATCCCAAAATCAAAGGGTGGTCAGAATACTTGGATGAATCTAATAACTTGTTGTTCTCCTTGTAACAGATTAAAAGATGATAGAACACCAGAACAAGCAAATATGAAAATGAATATTCTTCCCTATGAACCAAATATATTCTCAGAGATAATTAATTCTTCTGTTGGTGATATGTGGGAAGATTTCAAAACGACATTCTATTAAACACAAAAGGACGTAAAAACGTCCTTTTGGTAGATGTTGGATACCTCCCTTTCTTTTAGTTGAGTTTATCCCATGTAAGTCCTACCTCACAGGTATCTTTAATGAATTATGTATTAGTTTCACTTGGAGTTTCCCTTGGTTCTTTATTAGCTAATGAGGTTGAAACCTCATCAATTTTAGAACCCAAGTCAGACAACATTGGACATATGGCGTTTTCTAACCCCTCCTCAATTGCTTTAATAAAATGAGTACTAGCCAACATTTTAGTGATTGAATTCCTTAACACACCCTCAAGTGGTCCTTCCATATTTTTACTTGATGTGTATTTTCTAATTATAGCCTCACTTATTGTTCCACCCATAAATGACACAAATTTATCACATTTCCAAATTGTCAATAAATCACCAATTTTTAAATTACCTAAACCGACAATAATTATATTACCTAACCATCCTTTAGAATCTATCCCTAATTTCTCAACAACCCATTTCATAATATACTCTTTGAAGTAGCTATAAGCCCCGCCGAAAATAGTCCCACCGAATAGACCTGCAAGGCTGTTTAACACTTCTTCTGAAATAATTTTTTCATCATATCCTTTTGAATTAAGATAAACAACCTCATTCAGAAGATCACCAAATAAATTATTTAATTCACTTTTTTTTTTAATGTATCTACCTTCAGTTAAAATATGTAGGTGTTTTTTGATTATCATTTCTTCACTTAACGACTCTTGTTTGTTTCGTTTTAATTTGTTTAAATTTTCAGATATTATATTTTTTAATAAAACATCTTCCTTTACTCGGTTTGGATTAACAATATATGTTTTAGCTTGCCTATACTGTTCTTTGTTCTTACCAAGTTTCCAAGCCGCTAAGTGAACTGGTGATGCGGCAAAAAGTGGGTCTATTATTTTGGCTTCAAATTCAGTATAAGTACGATTTTTACTAATAATACCTTTTTGCATTGCTTTTTTAAATCCCTCTAAGCCATAATTTTTAATACACTGTAATGACTTATCCTTATCTTCAGCATCTGGACTTGCGTTACTTTTATTAGTTAGTGCGTCAGTATAAGCCTCACTGTAAGTTACAATTTGATCCACACAAGATTGAATAGTATTATTCTCTTTGAATAATTTTTGATTTAGTGATGGGTCAGAACCACCTATTGTTGTATTTTTAGGACGAAGCATGAAATAGTCAGTCTTAAAATAAGAACTATAATTATAGTTACTTAATTCTCTAGGGTAGCTATTGAAATCTCTTAGATTAAATTTATCGTATTCGTTCATTTTAGTTGCATCCCCTTCACTAAAATCAACAAAATTAAACGGCGGTTTTTTTAAGTAATTTATAATATTGGTTTGATCCTCAGACAGATTTCTAGCCGCTTGCGTCAAACCCTTAAATTTCCATAATGTAAGTTTTTGCCCCGTTAATAATTGTGGATATGTAGTAGCAGGAACGAGTTTTTGGGCATCAGGGTCTGTACCAATATCAACTAAGGTATAATTAGACAAATTAAGTTTCTTATCATTAATATCTTTCCAGGTTACAAAATTATTATCGTTATGAATTAAAGTCTCGTACGCTGTTTTCCTTGTACCGGATAAGTTCAAAGGGTCATAGAAAGTATTAACAGTTCCTTGACAAGTTAATTTATTTTTTGTTAACGTAACCTTTTTTGTTTCATTATTAACAACATATAATGTATAATAAACGGAGTTACCGACTTGTTCACCAAAACCTGCGGATACAAGATAAAGGGTTGAAAGTCCATCTCTGGATGGTCTAGTTAAAGCTTTTTTTCCATCGTAGTCAACGGTACTAGCTGGGAAATCACGGAAACAATTATTATCATACGCCGCAGCCAATAACGGATCCCCAAACCCCAAAGTCTCATTAGATTCTTTTAATATTTTCATAATTAATTATTTATCTATTTTTTTATTTTACATATTATCAATGACTGATGTATCACCACCAGAAGTAATTGAAGTTGTTGTTGTTGTTGTTGATTTTCCACATTTAGCCTTAACCTGATCATAAATATCTTTAGTTATTGTTTTAACTGGACTAGTACCTAAGAACTCACCAGTCTTACGAGCTGTTTCAGGGCCTAAACAACCATCTACTGAAGCACCAACACAACCTTGAATTTCTTCAATTTCAGAACTTCTACAATAATATCCTTGAGGGAATCCACTACATGGTTTACATCCACTAACTGGTGGTACTGGAGGTACTGGTTTAGGTGTAACATTAATAGTCAAACTACAATCAATAAAATAAACATTACCATCTTGGTTTATTATTATTTTATCACCTTGTACCAACCAATTTCCTTTCCCTTTTGATGAAACAAAACTACGATCTTTATTGAATACTGAGTCAGGAAATGGGACATGTTCTCCATTTGAATCAACTGTATTTGGATTTGCCATTGGTAACATATTAGGATTACCTTTTTCTGAAAGAGTTTTTAAATCGTCTTCTGTTAATCCTTTAGAACCTTTAGCATAAATAACCTTTAAACAATCGGGAACCCATTCAATTTCAGGATCTTTATGTCCATCTGAAAACCACCATTGTAATAGTGCTAATCCTCCCGCACCAGCTGCAGCAATTGAGGCATATCTAAAGGTTTTGTTGGCCCATAATCTCTGTACCCAAGGTTTTGGTGGTGGAGGTGGTGGTGGAGGTGTTGGAACAGGGCCAGGGCCAGGGCCAGGACGAGGACTTCCACCTTGTTTTGACTTAATACGAACCGCAATATCATCCGCTACATCATCAGCGTAACCTTTACCCTTTAATATCTTAGCAATAGCTTTTTCTGATAACTCATCAGCAAATTGTGCGGTTTTTATACTTAAAGTAGCCGCTTTATCAACTAGAGCGGTTCTGATTGGACTACCGGAAGGAAACGAACCTGATTTTAGTAAACCTTTGGCTAAATTACTCAAACCATTTGCCGTTATAGTTCCAGCTTTAAGAGCGTTTAAAATCTCATCAGTTGAGCTCGCAACACCCCCACCTTTGAGTGTGATTCCGCCTACCTTACTAGTTACTTTATCTAACAAATTTTTTGCAGCTTGATATTCAGCGTTTCTTGCACCTTTAATAAAATCTGCATAGTTTTTTCCACTATTTGAAAATGCGACATCATCAGCTTTATTTAAACCGACGTTGAAAATCTTCAAAAATTGTTTTTTTGTTTGTTCCCCTAATTCAGCAAATTCATTTATCTCTAACTTTGATTCATTTTCCGTTAAAGTTAAATTAGAATTGTAATTACTTAAAAGTTTAAATCTCGCAATTTCTTCTGATATTAATTTTTTTTCCATAATATTTTTTATATTTTATAATTCACCAGTTAATTCAACATTATCTAAGCTACCCCCCATCTCTTTTGCCATTTCAGCCATCGCTTTATCAACCTCAACTTTAGCGTTAGCTTTTTGTTCGGCTGTAAATTCATTTGCTTGTTCTTTTTCACGACAAGTTATAGGATTATCAACCCCCATAGCAGCACAAAATAAAGCGTGTTTTACTGCAGCTGACAATGTTGTTTTTCCCGCTTGACCTAAAGTTCCTCCTTTTTGTGTTAATTCTTTAGCCCATATTTGTTTTAATTTTTGTTTTAAATTTTTAACTATTGATGTTGTTGTCTGAGTACCTCCCTTAGCTCCAGCTGCTAAATCATCAACGAATTGTTTAACCTTAGCGGTAGTTTTACCTCCCCAATCAGCCAACCATTTGATACCTAATGTATTACCAAAAAATGATGCAGCTTGAGCTATTAAACCTATTACTGTATTAATACCACCTCTTATGGCGTTTACCATTCCAGCAAATACGCCTCCTTGTTTCGCAGCAATCTTACCAATATCTAAAAACGACCGTGCCCCAGCAAAAACTGTTCTAGCTGATTTTGCTATCAGTTGCATACTAGGAATCATTGCTATTATATCCATAAAAATATCAAGATAACTCCATTGGTATTTTCCACTTTCGTATTTTCCACTTAACATTTTGTATATATCCCAAATCAATAGAGCTCCATATAAAACAGCATTTGCAATTTGACCAACAACTGGTATCAAAGTAGAAAACCCAGCCATAATTCCTACTCCAACTGCACTAAATAGCATAGAACGAATACCTTCCATAATGCACTCAACACCTGAAGTAACACAATTCCAAGCGGATGCTATGCCATTACTAATATAATTCCAAGCCGATTTTGCCTTTTCTCCAACATAATTTAATAAACCTTTTTCACCAATTTGTTTACCTTGGTCTACAACCCATTTCCCAGCACTTACTGCAGCATCTTTAACATTTCTTGCTGCTTGAGCTACAACAAAATCCTTTGAAAATGGATTATACCATTGTTCAACAATTGTTTTTATATGGTTTATTGAATTATTTACTCTTTCTAAGATAATTGATTTATCTGTAGATTCATTAATTAATAATAGTTTGTTACCATATTTTTTTTCCCACTCACTTATTATACTCAAATTATTACTAGGTTTGAATATTTCTACCATTTTATATAAAACTTTCCTAGGATAATTTGAATACTCAACCAAGTCCATTTTTTTATTTTGATATTTGCATAATAAATTTTCTTTTAAAATATTAAAAGCTATATCTATGTTATCCATAGTATATGGTATTATTTTTTTGAACCTAGGATTATTTTCTTCGTTGGAAACTTTAACAACTCCTTTAGGTGTAAAAATATAATTAAAATTTTCAGAAATTGCAAAACCTTTAGTTATCATTTTTTTTATTTAAATATAAATATATCATACTACAATAAAGTATTAGCTTTACCTCTAGTAACTTTAACAATATCTCTCCATTTTGTTAATCCGATTTGATTTGCAGGTCCTCTAGTCGCACCAGACTCCCATTTTGTCACTGTTGGATAAGCTGGTTTATCTCCACTACCACTAGCCGCAGCTTCCTGTTCATCCAATTCACCATCATCAGTTTCTTTACTATCGGTATGGACATTGGTGGTATATTTTCTCATCGTATTAATAATTTTGTCAATTTCGTGTACTCCCATTAGAATAATTCTGGTTTTGGTAATTTATCCATAAATAATACATAGTATTCATTCAAAAATGATTGAATTTCATTCTCATCAACAAATAAGTCATCGTCAATGTCATCATATTCATCGGAAGAACTAAATTCGTCTATTTCTGTGTGAAACGTATATCCGAAATCGTCAATTTCAATAAACGGTATTTTTCCTTCTCGACATTCTTCGTCACTATCAGAGTTTGTTCTAAACGAAACCTCCAAAACTTCCTCCAATTTGTTAATATGAAATGTAATAATCTCAATAATTTCCATTTTAGTATCTTTTAAATCGTTTAAACATATCCAAAGTTTTATTTACTTGTTCTTGAAGTGGTTCAATCATATCTTCATCAACATCATTTAAATATGTCTCATAATCTTCAGAATATTCTTCATCATCAATATCCTTTAAATATGTCTCATCTTCTTCAGAATATTCTTCTTCATCAATATCCTTTAAATATGTCTCATCTTCTTCAGATGAATCACCCATTGTACCATATTCCAAATCATTGGGACCGTCACCAATCATATCCAATCCATCAAAATCTTCGTCTGTTGGTGTCATATAAATGTCTTCCTCGTCAGAAAACAATCCGATATCCATACCATCATGTCTCATTTCATTTATTCTCATATTAGAATATGGCTTAACAACACCCTTATTATTAACAACCAAGCCAACCTTGTCATTAGCGAAATCTTGTACATATAATGGTTGTTGATTTATCTGTTGACCATATGTTGTTACATAACCATCATACACTTGTCTATGTTGGTCAAGAATATCATTCTTTTCTGCTTGATTCATTTTGAAAAAATATGCGTTCATAATCTTTTTATTCATAAATATAATGTATTTATTAAAATATTTATCATTATGAAAATTATAATAACAGAAAGTCAAAGACGAATACTACTTAGAGAAAGTACTGGAGAACAACTAGGTGGTATCATTAAACAAAATGCCGAAAGGGTTAAAAAAATAATTGAGGAGGCCAAATCACAAATAGGACTTAACCTTCAATTCTTGTTAACTTGGGGGGCTGGTATTGGTGGCTTTATGGGTCCAATTGAAGATTTTGTTAGAGGAAAATACCCAAGTCTTTCTGAGTTACAACTTAACCTTATTTTGATTGGTGTTATTGCAACCTATTTTGTTGAGAATAAAAAATTCTTAACAAAAATCTATAACAAAATTAAAGATGAAGGAATTGTCAAACAATTTGAAAATATATTAAAAAAGAGTGATTTATTAAGGAATACTTTCCTTGATTTTGTTGATGGTCTGGGTGTGACCTTTCATAAAATTACAAATATGATGAGTTATACTTTCATCATACCATTAATCCCCCTAATATATCAAATGGTTACAGATGGATTGGTAACTAGCCTTGATTTGAAAGAATTTGCTATCAGAATCATTGGATTCACTGGATTAACATTATCTGGCATTATCTTCAAAGAACTATTATCCAAAATGGTGAGGCGATTCAAGGGATAGAACTTGAACTATCCATTTTTAATGATTATCCTTTTTAAAAAATAAGGTTAATATGCAAAAGTTCGATTTTAAAGACATTACATTAGTTCCAGAAGCCCTCTCCTCAATTTCATCAAGAAATGAGATTGATATTAAAAATTCAAACAACAAATTACCAATAATAGTCAGTCCAATGGACACTGTTATTGATTATAACAACTATTCCATATTCTCAGATATGAAAATGGAAGTATGTTTACCAAGAAACGAAAGATTAGATGAATACGATGGGTTTACATCAATATCATTAACAGAATTTGAATTAATGATTGACAAACACAAACGTTTTGAAGTAGAACCCATTGAAACCAAAATATTGGTTGATATCGCCAATGGTCATATGACAAAATTATATGATTTATGCAAATATTTTGTTAATGAAATCAAAACAAATCATAAATTGATGATTGGGAATATTGCCAATCCCACAACCTATGAAAAGTTTGCAGAATTGGGGGTTGATTATGTCCGAGTTGGTATTGGTGGAGGATCTGGTTGTCTTACATCAGCAAATACCGGAATACATTACCCAATGGCTTCCCTAATTTCAGAATGTTATCAAATCAAAAAGAATAGAAACTACCATACGAAGATTATTGCCGATGGTGGATTCAGAAATTATGATGACATAATCAAAGCATTGGCTCTAGGTGCTGATTATGTGATGTTGGGTGGTGTTTTAAATAAATCCCTTGAATCTTGTTCCCCAGTTTATTTTGGAAAACTAATTCCATTGAATAAATCAACATCAAAATATATGTGGGATAACCTTAAATTTTTGAGGAGATTTATGTTTAAGAAATTCAGAGGTATGAGCACCAAAGAAGTTCAGAAAAAGTGGGGGAAACAGAAATTAACAACATCAGAGGGTATTGTTAAGTATAACAAAGTTGAATATACAATGGAAAAATGGATTGAAAACTTTGAAGACTACTTAAAGTCAGCAATGTCTTATACTAACTCAAGAACTTTGGAAGAATTCAAAGAAACTGAATATGTTTTTATTACCCAAAATGCTTTAAACAGATATTACAAATAATTACATTTCAGTTATCAATACCTTCAATTCCCCATCACCTTTAATTACCCTATGATAAACCCCTACTGGTATATAATATTTTTCTCCAACAGTCAACCTCTTAGGTAGTTCATCATCCATTTGTAGATACCAATTATCACCTTCCAATACCTCAACAAGTCTATTCTCTCTGTCACGATGCCATTTCAGTTCTTCTGAATCAACGTTTGGAGAGAATATTCTTAGTTTTTTATTGTCAATTATTTGTTGTTGATAGGGTAAGTTTTCCATTACCAAGATTTTGAACTTTTAAGACCTAATTTCTTAGCGTGCCTCCCCACATTGCAACTCCAGTACCCAGCCATAGTTCTATCTTTCTTTTGAGCACAATTATGTCTTGCTCTGAATGATTTTGCTGCTTTAGGGTTTCTATTTCTTACTTTAAGATTTGGATCACCAAATGTAACTTTCTTGATTGTGCCTTTTGGTGTTTTAACATATACCGCAAATTTCTTTGGACCCCCAGGTGTTCTGAATGGAGAATTTAGGTTAACATTTTTTCCTCTATGTTTAGCTTCAGACAATAACTCCTCAACTTCTTCTTCATACATTGGGGCATCCAGCCAAACTTCATCACCATTTTCCAATAATACTTTCTTACCCAAGTCAGATTCAACTAACCAAGTGTCATCACCATTCAAAGTGATTTTATTTTCGTAATATAAATTTCTAACTTCATTGATTAATTTGAAATATTTGTCAGAATAAATTCTAAATACATTTTCAGATAATGGGATTTTATTACTTAAATGGTATTGTAATTCTTCAGAAATCATACTTGTTTGAGTTAATCTCATCGAATTGTCTACACTTTCTCTCAAAACTTTTTTAATTAGGTTATCTAGATTTTTGTTCATAAATTTTGATTTACCCATAAATATCACTACTATTATTATGAAATTTAATAACTTGAACAATATGACTAATATATTTTTATTTCTTTACTCCTTTACTTACATAATAATACGATTATATGTATTTGCTAAGGTTTTTTACCTTTTATGTATGACTTATTACTATCCAGAATCCCACGATATTAATTCATTAACTTGGTGGATATATTTTTTAATTTTTGATATTTGGTTAATATCTATGTTACCAAATAAAAAAGAAATTAAAAACAATAACGACATAACTCTACAATAAAATTTTCTATTTTTTGGTATATTTATAAAGAAAAAATTTATGAGAAAATATATCGTTAAAGAATCTGACATTAGAAGAGTATTAAGACAGACAATTAAAGAAGAAATGGGAATGGAACAAAAGGAACAAAAACAAGCTCCTCGTTGTGTTCCTGAAAATGTAATACCATTAGATGAAATTGTTGGTACTGCTGATGAATATGTTGATTATGCAAAAGGTGTAAGTAAAAGAAAATTAGGTGTGAATTCAATGGTTGATACCTTGGGGATTCTTAATAATATAAGACTATTCAATGATGTTAAAGATGGTGGTTCACATTTGGCTTACAATATGATGCACCATTTAAATAAGTTCAGAAATAAGAACTATTATGATGAAACATCCAATCAATGTAACAAAGCAATGGACAAAATAATTGAATTATACAAAGAAAATGAACACGGAACTGAACTTGTTAAGGACATTGAAAGAGTTTTAAATCTTCAAACAAAAGACGATGAATACACACCCTCACCAAGAGCTAAAGAATATCTAAAAAGATGTTTAGCTTTGGCTAAAGGGGAATAATCTAACCTCTTAGGAGGACTTTTAGGACCGTTACTAGTTATGGTAACAAAAAAAGAGGACATCGCTACGTCCTCTTTTTCTTTTATCGGTATTTATAAATAAAAACTATGAAAACTAAACTATTTTTTGGATGGGAAAATACAAAATGGTTGTTTAGAGAACTTGGTAAAATCTATTCATCAAAAAACTCAGTATTTTCCAAAAAAAGAATTGAATCCGGTATTGCATTTATTGTTGCACAATGGGGTATGATTTTCTTCCTATTAGAAAAAAACTCATCATTGACTATGACCGATTTAATCATGTGGGCTGGTGTTGAATTTGCTATCTCAGGATATATTATCCACCAAATTCAAAAAGAAAAGAAATCTGAAACCCCAACTGAAGAAACACAAGATTCAATTAACTAAAAAACAACC